GGATACTGGAGACCTCAGTGAAGGATCTAACCTTTACTATACAGATGCAAGAGCAGACGCAAGAATCGCTGCTGCATCTACAAGTGATCTAACAGAAGGCACAAATCTATACTATACAAACGCACGTGCTGATGCTCGTGTCGTTGCAGGTATCACTGGAAAACTTGATGCATCTACTGTTAGCACCTTCGGTGCCTCTATAATTGATGACGCTGATGCTGCTGCTGTCATAGCCACTCTTGGACTTGGCACTGCTGCTACCACTGCAAGTACTGCATATGCTACTGCTGCACAGGGAACACTTGCTGCATCAGCTACACAACCAGGTGACTTAGCAACTGTAGCAACCAGTGGAGCATACAATGATCTAACTGGCAAACCTACATTATTCTCTGGTGCATATGCAGATCTATCTGGCAAACCTACATTATTCTCTGGTGCTTATGGAGACTTAACTGGTGCTCCAACACTAGGAACTGCTGCTGCAACTGCTGCAACCGCTTATGCTACTGCTGCACAAGGTGCAACTGCTGACTCTGCATTACAGGCAGAGACAATTACTCTCGCAACTCTCAAGTCCGTCACTGCGGCTGCTGCTGATTTTGCAGCATTCCAAACTGCAATCGCTGCTCTATAAGTAAATGGCACAACCAAACTCAAAAGCAACCCTTAAAGAATACTGTTTACGTAGATTAGGTAAACCAGTATTAGAGATCAACGTATCTGATGATCAAATCGATGATGCTATCGATTATGGAATACAAAAATTCCAACAGTATCATTATGATGGTGCTGAGAGAGTTTATCTTAAACATCTATTTACAGCAGCTGAGATCGCTGCAGGTAAACAAACAGATAGTACTACAGGTGTAGATGGTACTACACAATGGGGTGAGCAAACAAACTATCTTTCTATACCAGATCATATATTAGCGGTAGAAGGTCTCTTTGCATTTACTGACAAAGGAACTAGAAATATGTTTGATATTCGTTATCAGATCAGACTAAATGATCTATATGATTTTACATCAACACAGTTCTATCATTACTTTATGATTCAGTCACACTTAGAAAGTATTGACTGGTTATTAGAAGGTATGAAACCAGTAAGATATTCACAGGTACAGAATAGATTACATATAGATTTTGACTGGACAGAAGATTCCCTAGCAGATCAGTATGTTGTTATCAAAGCATGGAGAGCATTAGATCCAACTACATGGACAGAGATATACAATCAGATGTGGTTAAAAGATTATTGTTCTGCAAAAATTAAGAAGCAGTGGGGACAGAATATGACTAAGTTCCAGAACGTTCAGATGCCAGGTGGAGTAACTCTTAACGGTGAAATGATATACAATGACGCAGTAGAAGAGTTAAAAATCTTAGATGAGTCCCTACGTAATACATGGGAAACTCCTCCACTAGACATGATAGGATGATATGGCACTTAACACTTATTTTTCACAAGGAACTACAGGTGAGCAAGGTCTTACCCAAGACCTAGTTGACGAACAAATTAAGATGTTTGGGAAGAATGTGTTTTACATTCCTAGAACATTAGTAAAAGAAGATGGAGTATTTGGTGAAGATACATTATCCAAGTTTGAGGGTGCATTCGAAGTAGAAGTTTATATCGAAGACTCAGGTGGGTTTCGTGGTGATGGAGATATCTTTAGTAAGTTTGGTGTGCAAATATCTGATCAGGTTACTCTGGTTATGTCACGAAGAAGATTTACTGCTGCTGTAGATGATAACGCACAGTTAATTGTAGAAGGTAGACCTAACGAAGGTGACCTAATTCATATACCATTAGCAAACAAAACATTCGAAATACAATTCGTAGAGCATGAACAACCTTTCTATCAGTTAGGTAGTTTATATGTTTGGGGATTACGCTGTGAGTTGTTCCAGTACAGCGACGAGGATATCGATACTGGTGTTGCTGCAGTAGATGCTATAGAAGCAAACTTTGCAAATGCAATAGCAGTAAACCTAGTTGCAGGTGGTACAGGTACATTCTCAGTGGGAGAGATTATCACTGGTGGTACATCTAATGTATCTGCTGAAGTTAAGTCCTTTGATGCAGCATCACAACAGATACAGGTATACAATCGTACAGGCATCTTTACGGTGCCTGAGACCCTCACAGGGCAGACTTCAGGAGCAGCTTGGACAACTGCTACATATAATACAATAAATAATGTTAACAGTGAGTTTGATATCAATGCAACAGTTGAGACTCAAGCAGATGCTGTTGTTGATTTCACACAAGGTAATCCTTTTGGTGAATTTGGAAATAAAGGGAGTAGCATCTAATGCTTGGCACATACAGTTATCATGAGATAATAAAGAAGACAGTTGTCGGTTTCGGTACACTGTTTAATAACATAGAACTTAGACGTACATCTGGTTCTAAAACTGAGGTGATGAAAGTTCCCCTAGCATATGGTCCTAAGCAAAAGTTTCTTGCTAGACTACAACAGTTAGGAGATCTAAGTACTAAGAATCAGGTACAGATCACCCTACCTCGTATATCATTTGAGATTACAGGTATTCAGTATGATGCAACAAGGAAGGTTGCACCCACTCAGTACATAAGACACACTAGTGGTACTACTACTAACAAAGGTTTTATGCCTATACCATATAATGTAAACTTTGAGTTAGCAATTCTTGCCAAGAATCAGGATGATTCACTTCAGATCCTTGAGCAAATTTTACCATTCTTCCAACCAAGTTTTAATATTACGATGAACTTGGTTCCTTCTCTAGGTGAGAAAAGAGACTATCCTATCACTCTAACTGATGTCGCTTATGATGATCAGTATGAAGGTGATTATGATACTCGTAGAACTTTGATTTACACTTTGCAATTTATTGCAAAAACCTATCTTTACGGTCCTGTATTGGACAAGTCAGGAGAGGTTATCAAGAAGTCTATCGTGGACTACTCAACAGACAGTGCTCGTACTGCCCCAAGAGAAGTCAGATATACTGCTACACCTAGATCACTTGTTGATAGAACAGGTGATGCTGTAACTACACTCTCTAATAGTATAGATCTTAACGATGGAATCTTCGAGGTTGCATCAGTAGCAGATCTAGTAGTTGGAGATGAGTTCCAAGTCGATACCGAGGTTATGCACATCACTCGTATAGTAGGTACTACATTACACGTTAGTCGTGGATATAATCAGAGTACTATTGCTACACATACAGGTGGTGCAGGATTACTTAAGATCGATTCGGCAGACAATGCACTTGTAGAATCAGACGATGACTTTGGTTTTAATGAATTGTATTCTGAGTTCACCGATGGAAAATCAAGAAACCCAACCACAGGATCCGATGAATAAATTTGATGGGATTGAGGATGCTCTCAATGTAGAAGCATCTATCATACCAAAAGAAGAAGTTAAACCTGTCGTTAAGATAGATAACTCCAAAGATCTTAAACAGGACTATGAATATTCTCGTGGTCAACTTTATAATCTTATTGAGAAAGGTCAAGAAGCAATTAGTGGTATCATGGATGTCGCTAATCAATCTGATCAACCTAGAGCATATGAAGTCGCAGGACAACTTATCAAACACGTCGGTGATGTGGCAGATAAACTAGTTGATTTGCAGAAAAAAGTAAACGATATAGAAAATCCTAAAGCAAGTAAGACACAAGAAGTTACTAACAATACTATGTTCGTTGGTAGTACTAGTGACCTTGCAAAGTTTCTAAAGAAGAAACAAGATAAATAACACTGTAGATAGGTAATACCTAGAGAGGCAACAATGTCAGTTTTAAATGTATTAGATACCCAAACAATCTCTGCTAATGGCAGTGGTTTTATTGTGGTGAAAACAGGAGTGCTCAGAGCATTCTGCACAGCAGCATCAACTATAAAAGTTGACGCAGGTCCTGCAATCGTACTTGCAGCAGGTGAAGCAATATTAATTTATTGTGGTAAACCAAAGCATGCAAAGATCGCTGCAGCTACCGATGCTAACCCAACAGTCTTGACCATATCAGGATTCTCTGGTGGTGGTCGTCATACATTTAGTGCTGATGATTATATCGAAACTGTAGATGGTGGTGACACTGATGGTTTCGTTGCTGCATTCGAATCTGCTGCTAGTGCAGGTAAAAAGGTTGCATCTGCAACTGGAAGTACCATCACTACAGATATAGATGCATCTGCTGCATCTGGTGATTATGCATTATCTGCTGCTGATTCTACTGCAGGAAATATTCCTCAAGTATCAAGAGCAGTTAAACTTACCGCAGGAGCTGGATCTGGTGGTGTAGTCATTGAGCAAGTCCAGATAGTAGGGGGTTAAGTTGGAATGCCCGCAGTCTCCAAAAAACAACAACGATTCTTCGGGATGGTTAGACAAGCTCAAAAGGAGGGTCAAGCGAAAGCTGCCTCACCTGAGGTTGCCAGAGTTGCTTCCAGCATAAAGAAAAAAGATGCAAAAGACTTCGCATCCACTAAACATAAAGGGTTACCCATGAAAAAAGAATCTGCAATCAGTGAGGAAGGTTACGACAAGATGCGTGACAAGAAACTTGAGCGTGGAGAATGGAAAGGTGGTAAGTCCAATTACAAAGCACCTTACGAAACTGATAAGCAAAGATCAGAACGTATGAAAAAATCAGCAGCAAATTCCATGAAAGCATTAAACATTGTCAAAGATGCCATTCGTAAGAAGCACGGTAAAGGTGCTATTATGGGTGAAGAGAATCTTTCTGAACTAGATAAAAAGACACTAGGAAGTTATGTTAGAAAGTCTTCTGCTAGTATGGCAGGTGCTGCAATCGATAATGATATGAAAAAGGTTGGTAAAAGATACTCTGGTATCCAGAAAGCAACTAAGAAGATGGCAGAGCATCATGAGAAAGATGAGAATGGCAAAGTTATAGAGCATGATGTGGAAGATACTACACCCAGTTCAGTAGAAGAAGCAGCATACACAGGACCTGACAAGAAGGACAGAGCAGTCATAAACAAAATGTATGACAAGAAAGGTAATAAGACTGATTTTGCTAAGAAAGCAGCAGAGTATGAAAAGAATATGGATCCTAAGAAGCGTCAGGCACTTAAGGATAAAGCAACTAAGGGTATGAAGTTTACTCACGAAGGTACATCTTATGGTCTATACAAAGGGACAGGTAAGGTAGGGTTTAAACTTGTTAAACCAAAGAAGAAGAAGAAAGAAGAAGAAGTAAAAGAAGGTAAGAAAGGTCTATGGGATAACATCCATGCTAAGAGAAAGAGAGGAGAAGCACCTGCTAAGAAAGGTGACAAGGACTATCCAAAGACTCTTAATGTAGAAGCAAAGGTTGACATGAAGACTCCAGACTATAAGAGAGCAACCGTTAGAGATAAGAGATATGGTAATCCACATGGATCACATGAGTTAGGTGGTGGTATCAGAAAAGATAGAAGAGCAGATCACGAAGCAAAGCGTGGTGTAAAGACTAAAGTGAAAGAAGGATACAAAGGAACTGCTGATCTTAGTCATATACAAACACCAGAGCAAAAGAAAGCAGCAGATGCAAGATTAAAAAAAGCAAATGAAAAATCTTATAAGAAGGAAGAAGTCATTTCTGAAAGACAGAAAGATAGTGATGGTCAAAGGTTAAGTCAAGAACGTGGTCGTTCTAACTATGGTAAAGCATCTGTCAGAAACATGAGAGCGTCAGGTACAGGTGGTAATGCTGCTGATCCTGCTGAGAGACTTGTGGCAATGGATGCAAGACATAAAGCACACAAAGAAAAGCGTGGTGTTAAGAAGGAAGAGACTGTACAGGAAGGAGCATGGCAACGTAAAGAAGGTAAGAACAAAACAGGTGGTTTAAATGAGAAAGGCAGGAAGTCTTATGAAAGAGAGAATCCTGGTTCTGATCTAAAAGCACCACAACCTAAAGGTGGTCCTAGAAAGAGATCATTCTGTGCACGCATGGGTGGAGTCAAAGGACCTATGATGAAAGATGGTAAACCAACTCGTAAAAAATTAGCGTTGGATAAGTGGAAGTGTAATGAAGAAGTGAAGATGACCAAGAAGGCATACAACAAACTTCATAAAGACTTTAAGAGTGACGATCCTAAGAACCCTAGAACTACAAAGTATGTGCCAGGTAAAGGTACAGTATCAATGCCTGTTAAGTTTGTAGAAGAAGGAAGTATGGCAACTGCAAATAAGAATGTAGGTGCAAGTAAGTGTTGGACTGGTTACAAGAGAATGGGTACCCAAAAGAAAGGTGGTAAGACTGTACCTAAATGCGTCAAGGCAGGTAAGATTTCATTAGGTGATTTCCTAAAGGAAGGTAATCCTACTAGTCGTATGTTGAGTAAGTCTAAGAGTCAGGTAACAGGTAACATCAGTGCTGACAGAGGTACAGATGAAAAAAAGAACAAAGCCTCTAGAAAGGGGCTAGAGAAAGACCTCAAGAAAAAAGGAATAGGATATAAGAAAGGTGTAGGTGAGTACAAGTATAAAAGTGATGACGGGAAAGAAGGAACGGGAAGAGAAGTATCTTACCAAACCTCACCTGGTAAAGGAATGTCTAAGCGTAGGTTCGGAAAACTTACACGTCGTTTAGGACGTAAGCATGGACAGGAATCAGTAATCACTAA